GTGGCAAATCCCGTGCCACAGTAACTGCTTTCAATCGAAGAAAAGACAAATACTGGTTTGAGAAAACTTCCCGTAAGTATTCTGATGGTCAGATTGTAGATTTTCTTCTTGCCAACTTTGTAACATCGACTAACCCAGAAAACTTATGGATTGGAGAAATTATAAATTCTGGAGAAAGAAATTACTCAGAGTGGATGAAAACTCAACAGAGTTTAACTTACTTGTTCAGAGAACAATCACAGAGATTGCTCTCCGAGAACGACTTAGAAGAAGTATTCAACTGCTCCAAGGGACACCCAAAAATACTCAAGAAACACTTGGGTGGAGAACTAAACTTAGAAATCTTGGTAATCTACGAAAAGATCTTTTCTTTCGTAAAAAACCTTGACAAACAACTTGACGACCCAGTGTGGGAATCCGTAAAGATGAAAATTAATAAGTATAGTCCTTTCATAAATATTAATGTGTTTCAATATAAAAAATTATTAAAGGAGATTATTCGTAATGGCTCTTGACAATGCAACAGTGCTTGAAAATCTTAAATCTCAACTCAAAGAAGTATCGGGTCAATTAAACAATTTAAATGAAACCCGTGTTAAACTTCTAGGAGCAATTGATGTTCTCGAACAAATCGAGGAAAGTAAAACGGAACCAGTACAACCCGAAGTTGTGGAGACAAAGAAAAAATGAGATTTTTTGATTCGGAAATAGTCCGAGAAGAATTATCTGAAATTAATCGACTACAAACTAGCATCTATGGTAAGATGTTTGGTTTTGGTTTTCTAAGTCCTACTGACCGAAAGGAACACGTAGATAAATTGCAAACTCTATTAGAGAAGCAAAAAACGATGTGGACTCGGTTATCTTTATCAGATGATCCAGAAGCAAAAGATATGAAAAATCAATTGCGTAAGTCCTTACAAGGTATGGGTTTCCCAGAAGGAACTGATATGCCTTCGATTTTTAATGCGATGGATGAAACCATTGGCAAACTCAAAGAGAGTGTTGACTAATTAATCTATCTTTGTTATAATACAAACAATCCCCCGATCAAATTATCCGAGGTAATCCTATGTCTTTTAAAGACCTAAAAAAACAATCTAAGCTTGGCTCTTTGACTGCAAAGTTAGTTAAAGAAGTTGAGAAAATGAATAATAACGGTGCGTCTGGTGACGAACGCACATGGAAGTTAGATGTAGATAAAAGTGGCAATGGATATGCTGTTATCCGTTTCCTACCTGCACCAGAAGGTGAGGATCTACCATTTGTAAAACTATACTCCCATGCCTTTCAAGGTCCTGGTGGTTGGTATATTGAAAACTCTCTGACATCACTTGGTCAGAAAGATCCTGTTTCTGAGTATAACACCCAACTCTGGAACAATGGCACAGATGCAGGAAAAGAAACAGCACGGAAGCAAAAACGTAAACTTACTTATATGAGTAACATTTACGTTGTGAAAGATCCAGCAAATCCTGAGAACGAAGGCAAAGTATTCTTATTCAAATATGGTAAGAAGATCTTTGATAAACTAACTGCAGCAATGCAACCTGAGTTTGAAGATGAGGAAGCAATTGATCCATTTGATTTCTGGCAAGGTGCAAACTTCAAATTGAAGGCAAAGAACGTAGCAGGATACAGAAACTATGATAGTTCTGAGTTCGCTGCTGTAAGTCCACTACTTGATGATGACGATGCTCTTGAAGGATTATGGAAGAAACAATTCTCACTCGCAGAGATTGTATCTACCGATCAGTTCAAAACATATGAAGATCTTAAAAAGAGATTAGAGTATGTTCTTGGAAGCAAGAGACCTGCACAAGACCCAGATGTCTTTGATGAAGATAATGATCGTGGTGAAGCAGAAGAATTAGTAACTGCTGCTGTATCCACACCTCCAACTACCTCAACGGTAGACAAAGACGAGGATGATGCATTATCATACTTTGCGAAACTCGCAGAAGAATAATTATACAGGAGGTCAAACGACCTCCTTTTTTTATGGTAATGTTATGTAAATATTTTCTGTTTGTGCTGTTCTTTCGTCAATAAATTCTGATGACTCAGCATAAGTCATAATATCTCTTATGTCAGTTAAAAACTGTTGAATATATTCTTCTCTTAAAATGTAAATATTTCTTTTTTCTTCATTTAATCGAGTTTCATATTCGTAATTACTTATTCCAACAACAGGATTTAAATTTGCAGAAACATTATCTGGATTTGGTATTGTAAAATCACTATCTACAACTTTTCCCTTTGGTAAAATTAATTTACCATCAGCATTTTTTACCTCTTTTGTTTCAAAAAATCTAACTGAATTTAAGGACTCACCATATTTTTCTTCTGCATAATTATATAAATCATGGTTACTTAACGGCCATTCATTACGAACATTTAAAATACCTGCCACTGTTAAGACTATCCAATCAAATTCTGGATTACCGTATAATTCCTCTGCGAGAGTATCAGGTCTTGCACCCTCTCCTATTTCATACTTTTCAAATATAGTAAAATTATTATGTAAATCATCTCTCAATTTTACTCTACGAAAAACATTCTTCACTTCAATATAATCAAGTGAAGATCTTTTTTCTTTTAAAAAAGAAGGGTATCTTAAATTTGGTAGTTCTCTGAAATATCCCATGTTAGTATCCTACTGCTCTGTCTCCTGGTTTTGTATCATAATCAACATCGTAAATTGGTTGTAACTCTTTGAATGATAAATCCATCTGCATTGATACAGGAGTTCCATCTTCATAGGTTGAATATACTCCATCAGCTGTGTATGTTGTTTGCATATCAGTTAAGAAGCACTGTTTAAACTTATGTAAGAAAGGATGATCCTTATTTCCACTACGATATCTTAATTTAAATATGTTTGGTGTTCTAAGGAAGAATTGACTTCCATTTGCCACACCTCCCTGTGCTTGTGGAGCCATGTTTCTCTTAAATGCTCTTATAATTAATTTAACTTGTTCTGCTTCTTTCTTATTACGAGGAGTTAATTTAAATGAGAAACGGAAGTTCCTAATTGTGACATCACTGAATAGAAGTTCCATATTTGGATTTAATATCTCACCATTACCTCTTGCTAATAGTTGATTTGGAGTTACATTTGCACCAAAGATATTAACTGCTTCTGCCGCTAATTTTTTAGTTACAAGATCAGCAGCATTTGTTAATGCTGATTGATTATTATTACCAAATCCTTTTCTTAAAGCTTCTGCAAATTCCTCAGTCTGACCTGTAAGATTAAACTCATTATCAGAATTAGCTAATTTTGCTCCCAAACCTGTCATAGTGCTTTCAAGAGCTGATACACCAGCAGCTGCAAGACCATTTAATTTTGAGTCTCCATATACAACGTTGTTACTATCTTGTAATTGTGCTGGTATTGGAAGTAATATTGTACCTGCATTAATTAGTGGTTTACGAGATAATCTGGCACTTGTAGTTCTTCCAGCACGATTTGTGACAATATTACCAGTGACATAACGATCACTACCACCTGAACGATTTACATAAGTACTACCGATTGCTTCATATCTTTCAATATCTATCTGTAAGTAATCAGCATGTTCTGTGAGTAATTCAGCTGGGTATCTTAATACACCACCCTGTTTTTTTCTACCATATTTTGAGAGTCTCTTTCTTTTTATATCTTTTAAATCAGTCTTTAGTGCTTCTTCATTATTGTTGTTGTTATTATTGTTATTATTGTTATTATTGTTGTTATTATTGTTGTTATTATTATTGTTGTTGTTATTTTGTCTATTTAGTTCATATTGTGGTATAACTTCTTCTTTTATTTCATCAGCATTATCTTCATTTTTTACCTCTGTTGAGGTATCTCCTGCATGCTCTTGTTCCCAGACTCTAAGAGCTGCGAAATAACTTCCCCTGTCAGTCTTACTGGTTCCAAAATCTTTTTTTAGGGGTTTGGGTCTATGAGCCATTATATCTTTTTAGTTATTTATACGGAATTTTGCAAATGGTATTGTATTTAGGTCTTGTAACTCCTCATTTGTGACTTGGTAGAGTTGACCTACCACTTCTTGGAAGGTATATGAACGAGATTGACCCCAATGAAAGTTGATACCTTTAAAACCCCACTCAAATATATCGGTGACTGCAACCAATGGATTTTGATCATAACGAAGACCTTGTGTTTTTGGTTGATACACAAATACATATATCTTACCAACTTCAGGTATTGATTCTTGACTTTCACCCAAGACATCCATGATTTCAATCATGAGATCATCAGCATCTTCTGTTCCAAGAAGACCATCTACTAGTGGTGCAATGCGACTCATTTGATTCCTAGTTCTTTTTCAGTCATCACTTTAAATTCCCACAAACGATCTTCACAAAACTCTGTTGCTGCTTTCCATTTTGCTTGGTTCTTAGCGTATTCATAGACTTCTCTTAAATAATTCTTGGTCTGTCTTTTGGGTTTTTTTGGTTTTTGTGTTTGTTTAAGTGGTTTTACTTCGATTAAATATGTTTTAACACGACCAGTATTCTCTTGAACCTTGATATAAAAGTCGGGAAAGTATCTATGAACTCGATTATCAACAGGAGAACGATAGGGTAGTGCAATTTCTTCACTTCCCCATTCAAGTATTTTATCATTCTTGTCACAATAAACCATGAATTTTCTCTCCCAAAGTGACCTGTATATTATGTTTGTGGGATCACCTTTATACTTTCTGGGATAGGAAGGATAATATTTTCCTTTATATGACATAAATAGAAATAACAATCATACTTATTTAGAGTGGCAGAGACACTAGTAAAACCGTTTAATATGGCAATTGCCAATCGTCTAATGGGACCTTTGGCACAAACAAACCATTTTTTGGTAACATTATCCTCATTAACACCAGAAGTTGAGGCATATATTCAAAATTATAGTGATGCGTCTGATTTTAGGAGATTTCTTGCTGAGAGGGGTGGAATATTATGTAATGATGCAAGTTTACCAACAACTTCGTATGCAACAGCAGAAGTAAAAGACAATTTCATGGGTATACCTCAACAATATGCACATACAAGAATCTATACAGACATTGATTTTACTTTCTACGTTGATGAAAATTATACATTATTAAAGATATTTGAAGGTTGGATGGAGTATATTTCAAGTGGTTCTAATCGTTTAATGGAACAACAAACGAAATCATATTATCGTAGAATGAGGTATCCTGATTCTTATAAGTGTAATACATTGTATATTAATAAGTTTGAGAAAAACTTTAAGAGAACTATGAGATATCAGTTTATTAATGCATTTCCGAAAAGTATGTCATCAGTTCCAGTAAGTTACGGACCTGCTGATATATTAAAAGTTACCGTATCTTTCAATTATGACCGCTATATAGTAAGAGGTTAAATACCCATATAAATAATTTTAATGAATTGAAACATTATGCCATTACCTAAGATTAATACTCCTACGTATGAATTGACCTTACCATCTAACGGAAAGAAAATAAAGTACAGACCATTTTTGGTGCGTGAGGAAAAGATTCTCATCATGGCACTTGAAACTGAGGATCAGAAACAGATTACCGCAGCGATTATTCAAATATTGACTGCATGTATTATGACAAGAGGTGTCAAACTAAATGAACTTGCAACTTTTGATATTGAATATCTATTTTTAAATGTCAGATCAAAATCTGTTGGTGAGACAATTTCTTTAAATTTGATTTGTCCTGATGATGAAAAAACGAGTGTTGAGGTTTCAATAGATCTTGATTCAATAAAGGTCAAAAAAGATAAATCTCATACAAATATTGTTAAACTTGATAACAATCTATCACTAAAACTAAAATATCCATCTATGAAACAATTCATAGAAAGTAATTTTGAAGCAGGTGTTGAAACTGTTAGTAATACAATGGATGTAGTTATATCGTCTATTGATATGATTTATAATGAAGAAGAAAGTTGGAATGCATCTGAGTCAACAAAAAAAGAACTTGAAGATTTTATTGATCAGTTAAATACTAAACAATTTAAATTAATTGAAAATTTCTTTGACACAATGCCTAAGTTGTCACATAAGATAAAAGTAAAAAATCCTAAAACAGACGTAGAATCAACTATATTGTTGGAGGGATTGGCAGCTTTTTTCAACTAGGTATGGCTCATACGAATCTTGAGTCATACTATAAGACAAACTTTGCCTTGATTCAGCATCATAAATACTCTTTAACTGAGATTGAAAATATGATCCC